ATGCAGGTGTCTATGACCTTACTGAAGATGGGACTATATGCAGCCGTAGGATGATCCGAGATGAAAACCTTAGACAAATCAGGGCGTTAGGTGGAAAACTTGGTGGAAATCCAGCCCTAATAAATGGTGATAAGGTTAACCTTAAGGTTATCCAAGAGGTTAAGCAAAATCCAACCCCTTCATCTTCATCTTCATCTTCAAAAGAAAAAAACAATACGCCACAGCGTCCTGAAGACGTATCAGATTCTGTTTGGACGGATTGGTTGCGTCATAGAAAAGGCTTAAGAGCTTCCGTTACAGAAACAGTTATCAATCGGATTCGTAAAGAAGCTGACAAGGCTTCGATGCCTCTTGAAAGTGTCTTCGAGCTAATGTGCGCTAGAGGTTGGAGAGGTTTTGAAGCGGAATGGGTAAAGAAGTCTGTTACTAACGATGCAACTATGGGGAGACGGGTTCTATGATTGGCGATTTACTAAACAAGCTGGAAAAAGTTAAAGGTTCAAAAGGTCGTTGGGTAGCTTGCTGTCCTGCTCACGTTGATAGATCACCAAGTCTTGCCATAACGGAAACTGACGATGGTCGAATCCTGCTCAAGTGCTTTGCCGGATGTAGTGCCTACGAAATTGTAAATGCAGTAGGAATGGACTTGACAGACCTGTTTCCTAACGACAACAATCTAAGTTCCCTCAAGGAAAAACATTTTAATAAAGCAGTACGCAGACCGTTTTACGCATCAGACCTGCTGAAAATAATCCAATTTGAGGCACTTCTAACGTCCGTAGCGGCGTTTGATTTGAGCGAGGGTAGGCAGGTATCGGAAGTAGACAGAAAACGGCTTAAAACGGCTGTATCCAGAATCAACGAAGCCGTTAGTTACATCTAGGGGAAGCAATGACGATTGAGCTAGCAAGAGGAGAGGCTGAGGAACTGCTGAATATTTTACGGATGGTGTACTCGAATCACGAGCTAACGAAGATCATTAGTAATCGGCTAGCCGGAGATGTGCTGATTGAGTTGCCACCTGAGCCTGTTGAGGAAAAGCCTGTTGCAGAGTGGAAAGAACTGTCTACCGCAGAGATCAAGGCACTCTGGAACGTAACGAAGAAACCTAGTGAATTTGCCAGTTTACTGCTGGCTAAAGTTAAGGAGAAGAACTATGAGTGGAGACAATAATCGGTATCCGGTGGCATGGGGTTTAACAAGTGAAGGCGATCACATCGAGAATGTTTACCTCAAACAACAAAATGTTGAAGAAGCAATGGAATACTTAAATAAAGAATATCCACGAAGGGTTAGGAAAATTGTCCCGCTTTACACTTTTCCGCCACAGCGAAAATGGCAGTATCTGACGGAGACGGAGATAGATGAAATCATTGCTCCTAGACCGGGGTTTAGTGAAAACGAGGACGAATGCGCTGAGTATGATCGTGCTTTGAAAGTTGCGTTGGACATTGAAGCTAAGTTGAAGGAGAAGAACTATGACTGACATGGTGAATCATCCACCGCACTACAACACGGGCGGGATTGAGGCGATTGACTACATTGAAGCGAAGCAGTTGGATTTTCATCTTGGGAACGCAGTTAAGTACATCAGTAGAGCCGAACACAAGGGAACGTATACGCAAGACTTACAAAAAGCGATATGGTATTTGAATCGTGCCATTGAAGCTAAGGAGAAGAACAATGAGTCTTGAGGCAAGAGCGATAGAACTAGACGAGGCGAGGAAGGCTCGAATCCTAAAGTCAGAGAGTATTGACGTAGAGAAGTATTTACATTCCAACGACGTAACGATCCGGGTCAAGAAGGCTTCTGACTGGCTAGACTCCATCAAAGAGGCTTACCTATCGGAAACGGTAGAAAAGAAAGTCGTTATGCCTTGGACTAAGACGCATGATTCTTTTGCCTATCGTGAGGGCGAGGTAACTGTTTACGCTGGTTCTAACGGTGGTGGTAAGTCGCTCATCACGGGTCAGATAGCGTTGAGTCTGGTCAAGCAGGGTCAGTCGGTCTGCATAGCATCGTTTGAGATGAAGCCTGAGAGAACGCTACAGAGGATGCTAAGACAGTTCTCCGGGGAATCATTGGATGATCCGTTGACTAACGACAGGGCAGGATTTATCACGAAGATGGTTGACCGGATGGACAAGTTTCTATCCGACAAAATGTACCTGTACGACCAGCAGGGAACTACTTCACCGGAGAAGGTGATTGCTATGTCGAGATACTGCGCTGTTGAGCTAAAGGTCAAGCACATCGTTATCGACAGCCTGATGAAGTGCGTCAAGAACGAAGATGACTTCAACGGTCAGAAGTCTTTCATTGACGAGCTAACGGCACTCGCTAGGGATCACAACGTACACATTCATCTAGTCCACCATATCAGGAAGCAGCAGACGGATGAGACACAGCCGAATAAGAACGACCTGAAAGGGTCTGGAAGTATCTCGGATCAGGTGGATAACGTCTTTTTGGTTTGGAGAAACAAGAAAAAAGAAAACCAGAAGAATCGGGGTGAAGTGATAGACGAGACTCAGCCAGATACCTACCTAATGTGCGAGAAACAGAGGAACGGTGATGGTCAGGAGTGGTACGGGCTTTGGTACGACAGTCTAAGCCAGCAGTTTGTGGAGAGGATAGGGGCGAGAATTGACTTTGATAACCGAGGAAGTTTTAAGGCATAGGTGTGAAGTCCGTCAGGTTCTGGCTTGGCGTACTGAGGACAGGGGAAAGGCGATGGACTATCTGGCTAGGGTCAATGGTGACAGGAGAGACCAGCTAGAGAAGGATTGCCGAGACCAGTGGGAACGTGGAAACCGAGGTAAGTGGGGGGATTGGCGTGGTCTATAAACGGGTTGATTCAAATCAAGTCCAGATTGTTAAAGAGCTAAGACGCTTGGGAATGGAAGTCGAGCATCTTCACGGGGTAGGCAAGGGATGCCCGGATATTCTGGTGGGATACAAGGGCAAGAACATCCTGCTGGAGATAAAGCGGGACGATAAGGCCAAGCTGACCCCGGATCAGGTGCTATGGCATCACAGTTGGAAAGGTCAGGTTGCGGTGGTTACTAACGTCATTGAGGCCGTAAAAGCGGTGAAAGAGGTTTGCCGGGAATAGGATTTACCTATAGCAATAGTGTTTACCGATAGAAATATATTTGTTGACGCTCCGAAACAGTTTTGAGAAGATACGTCCATACCGCAGCACACAGCGGGATTTCTAAGGGGAACAAAATGCAAAACCTGACCAACAAAACCAAAACAGCAATCGCAAAATATGGCGTTGAGACCTGCCGCAAAGCCTTTGACCGCCATGACCTAAATGGTGAAGGTGCAAACACAGTCGGCTTTTATCTGAAGCTGACCACCCGCCAAGCTGATGCAGCAATCAATGCTGGTCGCGAACTGTCTAGCCAATAATCAACCAGCCGGGGGAAACCCCGGCGTTCTAGGGGAGCAACATGGAATCAATCAAAATCGAAGGTGTAGAACAACATCAAGGCATTTACGTTGACACCATAGGCGAGGATGTCTGGGTAAATATCATTGTCAAAAACGGTAGTGCAAATCTCTGCATAACTCCAGAGAACGCTGACAAGCTGGTTGAGGCATTACAAGTCGCTATTGGTCGGGTGCTATATGCAAGTTAATCCGCACGAAGCAATCGACTTTATCTACAGAAACTCTACGGCTTACGCTAAGGCTAAGGCTGAGGTAACGTACCTTGAGGAGTTCCGCAAGAGCAAGAAAGCAATCCTGTTCAGTCAGGCTATCGGGAATACGGTAGCTGACAGGGAAAATCAGGCTTATGCTCATCCAGAGTACCAAGCCTTGTTAAAAGGGCTTCAGGCGGCTGTAGAGGCTGCTGAGGAGCTTAGATGGCAGTTGATAGCGGCACAGGCTCGCATCGACGTATGGCGGTCTCAGGAGGCTTCTAATCGGACTATGGATAGGGTGACTCAATGACCAGAGATGACATTATCCGCATGGCGCGGGAGGCTGGCTGGCAAGAAGATATGTTTGGTATCGGAATTTGGGACAGCCAAGAATTGAATGTCTTTGCCAACCTAGTCGCAGCAGTAGAACGTGAGGCGTGTGCGAAGGTGTGTGAGGCCATCGATGCCGAGTATGAACATCAAGATGTGTTGGCGACTTGGTGCGCCGCCGCTATCCGCAAAAGAGGTGCGCCATGAAATGTATTGTTAAAGATTGTGAAAACCACAAAGAGCAAGGCGGATTCGTGGGTGTTTTATGTATGCCTTGCCATACGTTTTTAACTATTGGTGAAGGTAAGTACTCTCAACTTTACCGCAACACAGTAGCAGCAGAGCGTGAAGCCTGTGCCGCGTTACTCGACGAGATGGCAGCGGCAGACAAGTTATCGAACTATTACCAAGTAGCAGCGGTAAAGATCAGAGAGCGAGGTAATCAATGACTGACATACAAGACAACGTACCAGACGATAGCAATTTGGCACAATGTGAGTATTGCGGTTGGGTAGTAGACTGGGATGAGGTTCCGAGGGCTAGGGACTTATCCGATGAGATCGTTACCTGCTGCGAGGAATGTAACGAGGGCGAGTCGTTTGTAAATTATCCGTCTAAGAGGTTCAATGTACAGAAGCAAGAAGCTACTTGAGAGAGCCAGACACCTACCCTGCCAGCATTGCGGTAAGGAGGACGGAACGGTAGTCGCAGCCCACTCGAATCAGTTGCGAGATGGGAAAGGAAAGGGTATAAAGGCTAGTGATTTTAGGATTGCTAGCCTTTGTTTTTTATGCCATTTCGAGCTAGATCAGGGCAAGAATCTTTCCAAGCAGGAACGTGTAGAGATGTGGGAAGAAGCTCATCGAAAGACCATAGGCTTATTTTTTGAACGTGGTTATCTGGAGGTCGTATGAAGAAGATGTCTAAGGCTCAAAAGAAGGTCGGTAAGGTTATGGGTGAGTACAAAGAGGGAACTCTGCACTCAGGCAAGGGTGGCAAGGTCGTAACGAACCCTAAGCAAGCCGTAGCTATTGCTCTAAGTGAAGCAGGTATGGCTAAGAAGGGCAAGAAGAAATGAAGCCCGGACTCTACGCAAACATCAATGCCAAGCGTAAACGTATCGCTGAAGGTTCGGGCGAGAAGATGCGTAAGGTCGGTTCAAAAGGTGCGCCAACTGCTGCGGCGTTTAAGGAATCAGCTAAGACAGCCAAGCCGAGGAAAAAATGAAGAACGGTCAAAAGAAATCTGACAAAGAGTTGCTAAAAGAATATCTCGACGAAGAAAAAGAGAAGAAAAAGAACGGTGTTAATGAGATAGAAATCGAGATCAAGATTCCTATGGGTAAGCAGAAGCGGGGTAAAAATGGCCGCAGCATGGACTAAGAAGGCCGGGAAGAACCCTAAAGGTGGCTTGAATGAAAAGGGCAGAAAGTCCTACGAGGCTGCAAATCCCGGCTCTGATCTTAAGCCTCCTGTTAAATCTGGCGATAACCCTCGTCGTGCTTCATTTCTAGCCCGTATGGGTAATATGCCGGGGGCAGAGCGTAAGCCTAACGGTGAGCCTACTAGACTACTTCTAAGCCTAAAGGCATGGGGAGCTAGTTCTAAGGCTGATGCTAAGGCTAAAGCAGCTGCAATATCCGCAAGAAACAAGAAGAAATGAGCCATCAGAGCCAGCTAGACTTTGTTGCTAGCGTGAAAAAACAATTCCCACAGTATTTTTTTGAGTCCAAGGTCTTAGAAGTCGGAAGTCTGGACATTAACGGTTCGATCCGGCAATTTTTTGTGGCTTGCGACTATACCGGAGTTGATCTGGGTGAAGGCCGAGGAGTTGACGTAGTGGCTAGGGGTGAGGAACTGGACTACCCTAACGATAGTTTTGACGTTGTGGCTAGCTGCGAGTGCTTTGAGCATAACCCTGAGTGGGTAAAGACCTTTAATAACATGGTCAGGATGGCTTCTGGGCTGGTTTTCTTTAGCTGTGCTACTACGGGTAGGGCTGAACATGGAACGAGGCGTACAAGCCCGGACGATGCGCCATTTTGCGGGGATTACTACCGGAACCTAACGGAGCAGGACTTTAGGGAAAACTGCGATCTGAGTAAGTTTGAAGTATATGAATTTATAACCAGTTATAACCCCGCAGACTTATACTTTTGGGCGATATGCAAGCAATCGTAATCTGTACGGTGAACAATCCCGGCATTACTGTGCTGCTGGAGTCTATTCGTTGCTATGGTGACAAGTTACCCGTGTACTTATGTAGTAATAATCTTGGACTCTGGGCTAGAGCAAGAGAGATCACAGAAAACCTTATCTACCGACCCAATCCTGCTACCAATTTCGGAGATGCTTATAACGCAGCCGTTGACTACGCCTTTGAGCATGGCAAGTTTGACTCATTAATTTTAGCTAACGATGATGTGGTTCTTAATCCAGATACGCTATCGTTAATGCGGGAAGATGCGGGAATTCTGGAATCTCGTGGCGTGAAATACGGATTCTTAGGTGCTAGGTCTGACTATGTGTTGCCGGATCAGAACATCAGGTTCCCGGTAGACGGGGATAAGAGGGCAGGATTGAAGTGGGAAAGTGAGCATCAGATCAAGCTGACTCCGGTAATTGCGCCTATTTTCGCGTCGATAAGCCGGGAAGCATGGGGAGTAGCTAAGTTCCCGTCAACTAATTGGTATTCAGATAATATAATATGCCATGACTTGAACGTGGCGGGTTATCAGCATTTCGTCAGCAGGGCTTATGTGCATCATGCAGGAAGCCAGACGGTAGGTGTTGATTTCAAGAAATGTCACGAAGAACCGAGGGCGTGGATATTAGAGAACCGCCCAGATATGTACGAGGCTATCTATGGCTAACGGTCTTTTATCACCTGTCGAGCGTCAGACCAAAGAAGTTTTCGGCATGGTTCCTATGAAGGAACGGTTGGCTCTATTGCCTAGATACAGCAAGGATCAGGGCTTGATTGCCCCTCAGTTTATTTACGAGCTTGCCAAGGCCGTATCTACCCCGGCTACAGCGGCTAAGGGCTACGACGTTAGTCCGGAAGAAGCAATTAACGTAGGCATGGCTGGTATGGGTGGTGGAGCATTCGGCTCTGCTCCTAAAGGCTCCATGCGTAGCTTTTTATTGAGTACACCAAAAAACCCTAACCCTTTAGTCGGAACACGGTTTGAAAGAGAATATGTTGGCGGGTTGATTGACAAAAATATAACAGATTTATCGAACAAACAAGGTGCGGCTCTTACGTTTATGCCTTGGGATAATTCAAGCAGGAACATGAAAATCACTCAGGTTTCTGGTGTTGATATTCCTCCGGTAATTACTCATGGTGGTCAAGGTTACGCTAGAGATTTAACGCATATTAAAAAAGGTATTGGCGGTGCTTCTGGAGAAGCTATTGCTAAAAAGATAAAAACTAGAGAAGAAATAGCAAGGGCTGAAAACATTGCGGCAGGTGGTACTGGCGAGGTTATTCATACGCCGATAACGATGGCTGAATTCTCTGAAAATTATTCTGTGCAGCCAACACAAGTGCTTTTGGGTCTTATTGATAGAACGCCTAACAATAAACAAGCAGTTTCTGCGCTGAATCAAAGCATAAGAAGTATGGGCATATTTAAGGGAACTGGCGATAAGCGGCGTCAAGTCTTCCCGTTTAAGGATTTTGCTGGAGTTGAAACAGAAAAAGGCAGGTTGCAGTTGATGGATAGAACGTCACAAGCTGGTGATTTGCGGAAAGCATTTGTTAGCAGAGCCTATCTCAAGAGCAAAAAGAAGGAAGATTTCAATTTCCAAAGAGAATTTGGGTTCAATGCAGAAGATGTTCAGAATGCTATTCTGGCTCCAGATTTAGTTGGTGTTGGCAGGGGTTATGGCGGCAATACGTTAATTTCATCCGGGAAACAAGGGATGATTTTGCAGCCGTCCAAAAATCCAACTTACAACACAGATATGGCTAACATGGAATATCTAGGGTCGTTAGGATATAACGTCCCTGTAGAAGTGTTTATGGGTAACAAATTTACTGATCTCTCCAAAGAATTTGCCGGGAAAGCCGGAGACTTGAGATCAATGACGATAGGTGCAATCGAGAAACGGAACGAAGGGGTGTCTGCAATGATCGACGATGCAATGCTCCGCAGAATTGAAGATTACAGAAAAGGACTACTCGACTAAAGTAGCCGCATCAATCTGTAACTGCAATAGCATTTTGACATCTTCCAAGAATTCAATAAATTCGTCTTGGGTAGAACTTAAAAGCTCATCGTCTAATGTAAATACAGCGCCTTGAATCTTGTCTGCTTCAATGGTAATTTTCATAAATCCTCCTGTTCGAGTAGTTTACAGAAGTCAAGACAGGAAAGTATTTATAATTCCTATCAGAAACACTAATGGTATAGCATGACATCCAGAGGATAATGCAAAAATGGAAACAGAACACAGTAAAGAGGAAGAAGTTACAGCCTATCCTGGGTTAACTAATGCAGGTAAGGGTAGGCCAGCAGGAGTACCTAATAAGAGTACTACGGTAGTGCGTAATGCTATTGCTACTCTGCTAGAGAAGAACGTGCCTTACATGGACAGATGGCTCCAGAGGGTAGCTGAGGGTGATGAGGTACTAGGGTTAAAGCCTGATCCAGCCAAGGCACTAGACCTAATGCAGAAGCTATCTGAGTACCATATACCCAAGCTGGCTAGGACAGAGGTAACGGGTAAGGATGGAGAAGCCCAAGAACACATAGTGAGATGGGGAGGACGGAAATGAGCTACAAGCCAGTAAATTGCCCACAATGCAGCGCGTTCCTAGTGAACAACAAGTGCTTGAACTGCGGATACGTTAAGTGACAGAGATAGTCATTCCTTACGAGCCAAGGGAGCAGCAGGAGGAAATCCACCATGCCATTGAGCAGCATCGTTTTACTGTGGTGGTTGCCCATCGTCGTATGGGAAAGACTGTTAGCGCAATCAATCACCTTATCAAAGCCGCGATAGAGTGCGACAAGCCTAACCCACGGTTTGCCTACATAGCACCTACCTACAGCCAAGCTAAACGAGTCGCTTGGGATTACCTACTAGAGTACACAAGGCCACTTAATGCAACTGCAAACATTGCTGAGTTACGGGTTGATTTTTGGGGGCGTAGGGTTAGTCTTTACGGGTCTGATAATCCTGACAGTCTGCGCGGTCAGTATTTCGATGGCGTGGTTATCGACGAAGTTGGCGATCAGAATCCGAGAATTTGGAACGAGATCATCCGACCTGCTCTTTCCGACCGTGGTGGGTGGTGTTCTTTCATTGGCACTCCTAAAGGTGCTAACCATTTCGCTGAACTAGCCGACAGAGCCAAGTCTGAGGACGGCTGGAAGTACCTAGAGTTCAAGGCTAGTAAGACAGGTGTTCTGCCTGAGTCCGAGCTTAAAGCCGCCTATCGTGAGATGGGGGAGGACAAGTACAACCAAGAGTTCGAATGTTCCTTTAACGCAGCAGTCGAAGGGTCTTACTATGGCAAACTTATTAACGACCTTGAGAGGGATCATCATATTACTGACTTTCCTCGCGATGATCTGTGTCGTAGCTTTGTTGCATGGGATCTTGGAATGGGTGACTCGACTGCTCTATGGGTTGCTCAACTGGCTGGAAAGGAAGTTAGACTCCTTGATTGCGTCGAAAACCATGGACAGGGATTAGATTGGTACGTTCGCTGGCTGAAGGACAATGACTACGCAGGGTTCAGTCAAATCCTGCCCCATGACGTACAGGTAAGGGAGCTAGGCACAGGCAAGAGCCGTAAGGAAGTCCTAGAGGAAGCCGGACTGTCCATAACGGTTGCGCCTAGATTGTCGGTAGCTGACGGGATTCAGTCTGTCAGGAGACTGTTGCCTCGGTGCTGGTTCCATCCAAGGACTAAGCCGGGGCTAGATGCCTTACGGAACTACCGTAGGGAACATGACGAGAGACGGCAGATATTCTATGAAAAGCCCCTGCATGACTGGTCATCACATTTTGCAGACGGGTTCAGATACCTAGCGATAGGTCTTGACGAGGGCGATAGTTCATGGCAGACATCGTTGCCAATTTCAACGAAATGGATTGTATAATAAGCAAAACCCATAAGGATTTGCTATGAAGATGGATGAGGGTCAAATCAAGGGAATTATCGAGAATGAGATCGATAACTCCATCGGATACATTGATACCGAGACTACGGATCAGCGATCCAAAGCACTAGAGTATTACCTGCGTTATCC